GGGTGCCTACGCTGAGAATAACCTCTTATGATATTTAGGAGTTAACAATGGCATACTATGATGAGATACAAGTAGTAGCTAATGATACAAAGCCAGAAGTAAATCTTACAATAAAAGATGCTAATACCGCTGCAACCGGGCTTACCTTAGATCCAGATGATTCATCTACCTGGGCTCCTATTGATCTTAGTGATCCAACTATTAGAGTAAAATTCCGTGCATTAGGCGGGTCTAGTATTTTAGATACTATGACTTGTATAAAAGTTGCGCCTTTTACTGATGGAGTCTGCTATATGCCCTGGGGTGCAACTACTTTAGCGGTTGCTGCTGGAACATACGAAGGCGAAATTGAATTAACTTATACAACTGGAGCTATTTGGACTCTATATGATAGATTAAAATTTAAAGTACGGGCGGACTTCTAATGAGTGCTCCAATAGGAAAAGCTGAAGTTCATAGTGCTCGTGCTGCAGCAGAAGTTCTACTCGATTACGATAGTAAAAATAGGGAATTTAATTTTACAATTCCTATAGGCGATACGAATACAATTGCAGTAGTAAAACCCGCACTAGCAGATGTCTTTGCATTACTAGATGTTACAGCAGTACACCCACTTAAAACACCCTCGCATAGTGTCACTATTTCAGATACGGCTTATAGAGTAATAACTAAAGCTATAGCAGATGGTTTCGCTTTAGATGACTCGGCATTAATAGATAAAGATTACATTGGAACTAAAGGTAATGTTGCTACGATGTCAGATATTCTCGGGCTATTGTATGAACATCCTGTAGCTGATAGTTTTGGTATGAGTGATGTAGTTGCCCAAGCTTGGGACTATGTTAGAAACTTTAATGACTCTGTTGTATTAGGAGATGTTGAATTTAATCCACTGGGTACGTTTATACTTAATACAAGGGGGATGAATGCATCTAACTCTCAGTTTGAGCTATTAAAAGGTAATGATCAGGCTGATACTCTTGGGCCGCTTTCAGAATCAATAGCATTAACACCAGGTAAAAATATAACGGATTCCTTTACATTTAGCGATAGTTATAGCTATAGCTTAGGTAAAGGTTTAGGCGACACGATTGGTTTGACAGATTATCTGTATATAGACTTTAAAACTTTAACTGATTCACTAGCTCTAGCAGATACACTAGTCACTCATTTTTATGACAACACTACCATAGCAGATAATATAGCAACTGCTACTGATTCAATAAACCTAAGTCACATTTCGGGTGGGGTATTGAATGCAACAGGAGTACCGTTAAATAATATGACATTAAATTAGGAGCTTTAAACAATGGTTAACGATAATTTAACATTAACAGGTGCACTAGTTATTTCAAAGAATGACGTAGTAGTGCAAAGAACAAACAATTTAGTAGTAACGGCAGGTAAAAACTGGGTAGCTGATAGAATGAACAATGCGAATACAGTAATGACGCATATGGCATTAGGTACTGGTACTAACGCAGCGGCTGTTGGAGATACCACGTTACAGACAGAAATCGATAGAAATGCTTTAACAAGCACTACTGTTTCAACTAATACAGTTGCATATGGATGTACTTGGGCAGCTGGCGATGGTACAGGTGCTATTACTGAAGCTGGTCTTTTTGATGCTGCTTCAACTGGTGACATGCTTGCACGTACTGTATTCTCAGTAGTTAATAAAGGCGCATCAGATTCAATCACTATTACGTGGACTATTACCATATCTTAATAATCCCTGTTACTTAAAGGAGTACAGTTATGGCACTAAAGTTTACGAATAATGCGTATACAACATTAACCTCAACAATATCAGCTGGGGCGACTAGTTTTGATATAGCTTCAGCTGCAACTTTTCCTACATTAGCTGTAGGAGACTGGACATATGTATCTCTAACTGATGAAGTAGTTAAAGTTACTGCTATTTCAGGACTTACTTGTACATGTGATGCTGTAGTAGGTGGACATTCTTCTGGTATTGCTGTTGAACTCAGAATGACAGCAGAACTATTAGAAGATGTTAAACCAGCTGCAAACTCTATTGGAGCTAATGAACTTGATGTTACAGGTAATGGTACTGCGGGACAGTATTTAGGTTCAGATGCTGATGGCACATTTACTTGGACAACTATTTCTGCTGATCCAAGTGTAGGTGGTGATTTATCTGGAACTGCTAGTAATGCACAGATAATTGCTAATGCAGTTGGAACAACTGAAATAGCTGATAATGCAGTTACTGGTGCTAAAATTGCAATGGGATCTGATGCTGGTGGTGACATTTTATACTATAATGGAACTGATTATATTCGTCTTGCAAAAGGAACAGCAGGACAAGCATTAATTATGAATAGTGGTGCTTCTGCTCCAGAATGGGGAGTAGGTGTTGATTATTCTGAAACTATTGTTACACCAACAGCAGGTCAAACATCTTTTAGTCACACATATACTGTTGGAAGAGTTCAAGTTTTTTTGAATGGAGTTAAACTACTTCTTGGAGGTTCTAACGATTTTACAGCTTCTAATGGAACAACAGTAGTTTTAGCATCTGGAGCTACAACTTCAGATCGAGTTGAATTTGTTAATTTTTAACCAGGAATAAGTTATGACACAAGCAAGAAATATAGCTGGTATGCTAGATAGTAGTGGAGATATTAATACTACGCATCTTGATAATGCTCCTGCTGCTGATTGGACTACTCTTTTAAATAAACCTACTTTAGCAGCTTCTGCCACTACAGATACAACTAATGCTGATAATATATCTAGCGGTACATTAAATGTTGCACGGATAGGATCAGGAACTAAAAATAGTACTACGTATTTACGAGGTGATGGAAACTGGGTAGCCAATTGTACGACTAAACCTAATTGTACAACAAATGGTTATGCTCGTTGTGCTAATTGTACTGGAACTATAAAAACAGCCTCTGGTTCAGCAACAGTATGGTGTGCTAATAATGCAAATTGTGGTGCTGCACACGCCAATCTTGGTTATGGTGGAACTAATATAAGTATAGGTACTTCCGCATGTGACTGTGCGTGTGATTGTGCATGTAATTGTTAGGAGAATACAATGAGTAAAGCAAGACAATTAGCAGATTTAATGGCGGATAATGGAAATGTAGAATCTTCTTCATTAGGTAATGCACCAACTAGTGATTGGACTACTATGGCTAATAAACCAACATTAGCTGCCTCTGCTACTACAGATACTACGAATGCGAGTAATATAACATCAGGCGATATGGCTATGGATAGACTTGGATCAAGTCCTTCTTCTGGTAAATATTTTAGAGGTGATGGAACTTGGACAACCAACTGTACCAATCATCCAAATTGTACTGAAAATGGTAAAGCCAATTGTGCTAATTGTGATGGGTATATAGCTCAAGCTAATGGTACTGTTGCTGTCGGTGGAAATTATAATTGTACAAATAGAACATTTAATTTAAGTACTTACCAATCAGGGCAAGAAACATATGTACGATGTAATTCTGGTAGTAATTGTAACTGCGCCTGTGCGTGTAACTGTTAGGAGTATCAAATGAGTAAAGCACGAGAGCTTGCGAATTTATTAGATTCAGGTGGAGATGTTATTGGAGCTAGACTTGGTACTATTACGCATGATTGGAATAGTACTGCCAACAAGCCAACCTTAGCTGCGTCAGCAACAACTGATACTACAAATGCTAGTAATATATCTAGTGGAACGATACCAATAGCACAGATAAAAGCTGGTGGTGGTTCTGGCAACCAATTAAGAGGTGATCACAGCTGGACTACTAATTGTACGAATCACGCAAATTGTACAACTAATGGAACTCAATCAAATTGTGCTAATTGCTATGGAACAGTACAATCAGCTAATGGGTCTAATTGGGGAAAACAAACCACCAGAGGTACTATAACATTATCAGGTACTAACGTGAATCTTCATAGTGGATCAGGCAATTGTAATTGTGCCTGCGCTTGCAATTGTTAATCTATAACTAAGGATAAAGAATATGTTTAGAAAAACTTATGATTCGCTATCGATGGGTGTTCATATTGAGCTTCTAGTTGATGCGGATAAGTTATGTCTTAAAACTTGGCTGGAAACAGACAAGTTAGAATATGATACTTTAAGAACATATAATG